ATGATATTTAAAACATTCATCCTCGGAATGGTGCTAGTCGGTATCACAGTGATACTCACAGAGTTACACCGCTACATGGTGTACAGCGAGGAGCTAGAGAGGGAGGAAGAGCATGGCACTAGATAAAGAACGCATATTTGGCTACGCAAAGGATTACCTAGAGTCGGTTACGGAAATACTAAAAGATAAAGCTGAAGAGGCTGAAGGTGACCGCTGTATAGGTGACGAGAACCTACTGAGGTCAGCTCTGAATCAGTACGAGGATGATTTGAGAGAGTTAGAGGCACTTATGGAGGAAAAGAAGTATGAATAATTTAGGACTCGAGCCTAAACACATGAAGGAGAGCAGACTAGAACACTTCTTCAAGGACATTCTAGGCGAAGACAAAACTCGTCCTAGGGCGGAGTGCGACTTGCACGACCCAAGGCTTGACAAAGAGCCAACGGATGAAGAGATGGAAGCAATCGTCGGAAGGTACATAGATGATCCGGACGATGTAATGCCACTAGTGGACTAGGTGGCAGATATGAAAGTTGTTATTAAGCGGAGCTACGGCGACGCAAAAAAAATTAAAGAATTTCAAGGAGCAATTAAGGAGGCTAAAAATGGAATTGATACTACAAATGAATGCGGAAGAGGCTATCGAGGTGACAAAAAACGGGACTCTTAAGGCGCTTGCAGAGTCAATTAGGACACACAGCAAGGAGGGTGCAGAGTCAGCAGAGGAGCTACCACAAGCACCTAGCATGGATTGTGCAAGCTCTCAGCCAGTTGAGACACCAACGCAGGCACCAATGCCAGAGAGCACCACACCTACGTGGACACCAGGAGGTGGAGCTACAGACGACTCCACACCACAGCAAACAGTACCGACAGAGGCTAAGAGCTACACAGCAGACGAGCTACAGAAGGCAGCAATCGGACTGATGGACAAAGGCGTATCCATGGACGCAATTGCTGGGGTACTTAACAAGCTAGGCGTGGCTACTCTACCGGAGCTTACACCGGATAAGTTCGGAGCATTTGCACTCGAGTTAAGACAGTTAGGAGCTGATATCTAATGGCAGGACACAAGGATAGAGCACACGCGCTACTATCAGCAAGTGGCGCACACAGATGGATGAACTGTACGCCTAGCGCAGTGCTAGAGTCACAGTTCCCGGATACTACCTCAGAGGCAGCAAAAGAAGGAACACTCGCCCACGAGATGGCAGAGGTGAAGTTACAGCACCTATTCAACACACAGAACTACCGCAAGGCAACTCTGACTAGAACACTCAACAAGATTAAGAAGAATGAACTCTATCAGCCAGAGATGGACGTATACACAGACGACTACGTTGCATACATCCGTAAGGCAGCTATGGAGTTCGAGAAGACACCATACATCGCTATTGAGAAGAGGTTAGACCTTACTGCGTACATACCCGATGGGTTCGGTACAGCCGACTGCGTAATGATAGGCGAGAGGACACTACACATTATCGACCTTAAGTATGGCAAGGGCGTACCAGTATCGGCAGAGAACAACGAGCAACTCATGATATACGCACTAGGAGCACTCGAGGCATACAAGATGCTGTTCGCCATCGATACGGTCAAGATAAGCATTGTGCAGCCAAGAATCGACAACACTAATAGCAGTGCGTACACGGTAAAACTGTTAAGAGATTGGGGCGAAGATGTCAAGGAGCTAGCTAACATCGCCATTAAAGGCGAAGGCGAATATACACCGGGCGACTGGTGCAGATTCTGTAGGGCAAGACAGCAGTGCAGAGCGAGGGCGGACAAGAACATAGAGCTCGCCTTCGAGGTAAGTAAAAAGCCACCACTTATCACTAATGAGGAAGTAGGCGAGTATCTACGTAAAGGCGAAGATGTAGCCAAGTGGCTATCAGAACTACAAGATTATGCGCTAGCTGAGTGTCTAGCAGGCAGAGATGTAGACGGCTACAAGGCTGTTGAAGGTAGAGGCTCAAGAACGTGGACGGATATGGACGCAGCATTCGAGGCAATCATTGAAGATGGTACTAACGAGGCATTGCTATATGAACGCAAGCCTCTGACATTGGCACAAGTGGAGAAGTTAATGGGTAAGGCGCACTTCGCAGATGTTGCAATGGAGTATGTGGTAAAGAACCCGGGCAAGCCTACACTCGTGCCAAGTACAGATAAAAGACAAGCTATCACTAATAAGATTTCAGCCAAAGAGGCATTTAAGTAACGGAGGTATTCATATGAGTTTAGGCAGAGATTATCTAAACGACTATGCATACGAATTGGAGAAAGGAAAAGAAACAATGGCAATCGGAGAAATGACAAACGTAACAACTGGAGAAGTAAGACTATCATACGCACACCTATTCAAGCCTTACTCGAATATTGAAGGACAGGAACCAAAGTACAGCGCAACGGTTCTATTACCCAAGACAGATACGGCAACTAAGGGGCGCATTGATGCAGCAATCGAGGCAGCAAAGCAGAAGGGCTCTAGTGGATGCTACAACGGAGTGGTACCGCCAGTAGTACCTACACCGATATGGGACGGGGATGGAGTTAAGCAGGACGGTACACCATTCCCGCAGGAGTGCAAGGGACACTGGGTATTCAGTGCTAGATCAAGCGCTGATTATCCACCAGAGGTAGTAGATGCAATGGGCAATCCAATCATCAACCACAGCGAGGTGTACAGCGGTTGCTTCGCAAGAGTTAATGTAGAGTTCTTCCCATACAACTTCAATGGCAAGAAGGGTGTAGGTTGCGCGCTCGGTCCAGTGCAGAAGTTAAGAGATGGAGAGGCACTAGGCGGAGCAGCACCATCAGCAGCACAGGCATTCGGTGCACCACAGCAGGCACAGCCACAAGTTAACCCTATCACTGGTCAACCAGTAGACAACGTACCATTTTAAGGAGACACCATGAAGCACCTAAGTATTGATATAGAGACATATAGTAGCGTTGACATCGGTAAGGCAGGTGCTCACAAGTATGCAGAGAGTGAGGACTTCGAAGTCCTCCTCTTTGCCTATAAAGAGGACGCACAGCCTACTAAGGTTATCGACCTAACATCTGGCGAAGAGATACCGCCCCATATAGTCACGGCACTATCTGACGAGACCGTTATCAAGCACGCATATAACGCATCATTCGAATGGATATGCCTTAATAGGGCGGGCTACTCCACGCCGATTGAACAGTGGCGCTGCACGATGATACACGGCCTATACTGCGGTTATCCCGCAGGACTAGGGGCGATTGGCAAGGCAATAGGTCTCCCAGAAGATAAGCAAAAGCTATCAGCAGGCAAGGCACTAATTAATTACTTCTGTAAGCCTTGTAGACCTACTAAGTCTAACGGTAGTCGCTCTCGTAACATACCAAGGCATGCTCCGGAGAAGTGGGAACTGTTCAAGGAGTACAACAGACAAGACGTTGAGGCGGAGAGTAGCATACTCAAGAAGTTAGAGCCTTATCCAGTTCCGGACGCAACATGGTCGGCATGGGTAGAGGATATAGGCATTAACTCGAGAGGTGTTGCGATAGATGACCGCCTACTAGAAGGAGCACTCGTTATAGATGATATGAGCACAGCAGAGCTAGTGGATGAGGCTAGGGCTATCACAGGACTGTCTAATCCTAACTCGAACGCACAGCTACTAGGGTGGGTTATAGCCCAGGGCATCGATGTAGATAATCTCCGTAAGGAAACTGTATCAGATCTACTAGAGGGTGACCTTCCGGAGAACGTACGAGAGGCGCTAGTGCTCCGTCAGAAACTCGGTAAGTCATCAGTATCGAAGTATAAGGCTATGGCGGATGCTAGAGGTAAGGACGGAAGGGTAAGAGGGCTACTACAGTTCTACGGAGCGAACCGCACAGGTAGATGGGCGGGCAGACTCGTGCAAGTGCAGAACTTGCCACGTAACTACATTAAGACCCTAGACGAGGCGAGGGAGCTTGTAAGAGCTGCTAACTACAGAGGGCTCAAGCTGATATATGGTAATGTACCCGATACGCTCTCACAGCTGATTAGAACCGCATTTATACCCGCAGACGGTAAGAAGTTCATCGTATCTGATTTCAGCGCCATAGAGGCTCGCGTAATAGCGTGGCTAGCGGGCGAAAACTGGGTACTAGACGTTTTTAAAAAGGGCGGTGATATCTACTGCGCTACCGCATCTCAGATGTTCGGTGTTCCGGTCGAGAAGCACGGAGTCAACGGAGAATTAAGACAAAAGGGCAAGGTTGCCACACTAGCGCTCGGTTATCAAGGTAGCCCTAATGCACTAATACAGATGGGGGCTCTTAATATGGGCATACCGGAGGACGAACTTCCCGATATCGTGAGTAAATGGCGCACGGCTAACCCAAACATAGTACAGCTATGGGACAGGATGAACAAGCTCGCTATACACACTATAGATACAGGCGATACTACTTATCTTAACGGACTTACTTTAAGGTCTGAACTAGACATCATTAACGGCTTAAGCTACTTCACTGTTGAGCTACCATCTGGGCGTAAGCTCTTCTACTGCTCACCTGGGCTAGGTACGAACAGATGGGGTCACCCATCGATTGAGTACAAGGGTATCAACCAGTCTAACAAGAAGTGGGAGACGCAAGAGACCTATGGGGGCAAGCTCATAGAGAACGTTGTGCAGGCAATTGCAAGAGACTGCCTAGAGATAACACTGCATAGGTGTATAGAGGCAGGATATAAGCCTGTTATGCACATACACGATGAGATCGTCATAGAGGCGGAGCCAAGCGACAAGCTAGACGATGTTAACACAATATTTTCCGAGCCGATACCGTGGGCGGAAGGGCTCCCGCTATCTGGCGCAGGCTTTGAATCAACATACTACATGAAGGATTAAATCTCATGATTAACGATAGAAAAATTACAATAGCGACCGCAGGCAGTCGTAAATCCATTAACTGGGTAACTGGCAGCCTAATGTGGTCGGAATACTGCGAGAAGCTCCGGATGCCGATTAAGTCGAAGGAGACGCTCCAGGAGTACCTAGGCTACACAAAGGCTAGGCAGGACGAACTAAAGGACGTCGGAGGTTTTGTCGGCGGTAGCCTCGCAGGAGGTCGCCGCAAGGCGGATGCAGTGACAGGGCGCGACCTTGTCACTCTTGACCTCGACAACGTACCTAGAGGCGGTACAGCAGACATCCTTAAACGCGTGGGGTCACTAGGCTGTGCTGCCGCAGTATATAGCACGCGTAAGCACAGCGACTACTCACCAAGGCTAAGGGTCATTATCCCTCTCGACCAGACGGTAACAGCAGACGAGTACGAGCCTATCGCTCGTAAGCTAGCCGAGATGATAGGGCTAGTGTACTGCGACCCGACTACGTTCGAGGCATCACGTCTTATGTACTGGCCTAGTTGCTCAAGTGATAGCCAGTACGTGTGTGAGATATACGATAATGCGTTCTGCTCCGGGAAGGGCATACTTGCCTTATACGATGACTGGCACGACATATCATCGTGGCCACAGATACCCGGCGCAGATGCAATCGAGAAGAGACGCCTCGCAAAGCAAGAAGACCCTACGACCAAGCATGGCATAGTAGGAGCGTTCTGCAGGACTTATAGCATACAGGAGGCTATGGAGAAGTTCATACCAGGTATGTATGAGCCGACCGAGGACACTAACCGTTACACCTATACAGGCGGTAGTACAGCGGGCGGTGCAGTTATCTATGAAGGCGACCTCTTCCTCTTCTCTCACCATGCTACAGACCCATGCAGTGGTCAGCTAGTCAACGCGTGGGACCTCGTAAGACTACATATGTATGGCGACAAGGACGACGACGCGAAGGAGGGCACTCCTACTGCTAAAATGCCGTCATACCTCGCCATGAAGACCCTAGCAGCTAACGACAAGGCTGTAACCGATATCATGGCTAGAGAGCGCATCGAGGCGGCTAATGAGGCATTTAAGGAAGATAACTTATTACCTATAGCAGAAGAGGACCTAGACACTGACTGGATATCGAAGTTATCACTAGATGCTGGCGGGCAGATTAAGAAGACTATCAACAATGCGGTGATGATACTCGAACACGACCCACTACTTAAGGACAAGATTGCAATTGACGAGTTCGCCAACCAAGGCGTCGTACTAGGAGCACTACCTTGGGACAGTGGAACTGATCAGAGGCCGTGGACGGACAACGACGATGCTAATTATGCGAACTACATGGAGCTCTACTACGATATAAAGGGCAAAGACTTACTCAGTAATGCACTTACAATCGTATCGGGCAAGCACAAGTTCAACGATGTCCGGAAGTACCTACGTAGCCTTAAGTGGGACGGAGTTAAGAGATTAGACACACTTCTTATCGACTACCTGGGCGCAGAGGATAACCCATACACAAGGGCAGTTATGCGTAAGTCATTATGCGCAGCAGTTACTAGAGCTATGCGGGATTTCGTCAAGTATGACTACATGCCGATACTAGCAGGACCACAGGGAATAGGTAAGAGTACGTTCTTATCTACTATAGGTAAAGCATGGTTCAGTGACTCACTCACCACGTTCGAAGGCAAGGAAGCAGCAGAGCTCATACAAGGGGTGTGGGTAGTCGAAGTCGGAGAGCTAACTGCTATGAACAGACAAGAGGTTAACGCAGTTAAGCAGTTCCTATCTAAGGTAGATGATATATACCGCGCACCATATGGGCGCAGGACAGCTAGATATCCCCGTAGGTGCGTTTTCTTCGGGACATCGAACGAGGTTGAGTTCCTTAAGGATGACACGGGAAATCGCAGATTTTGGCCTATTGATGTAGGCGACTATGAGCCAACTAAATCGGTATGGGATGATCTTCCAGGCGAAGTCGACCAGATATGGGCAGAGGCATATACCTACTACCTATTAGGTGAAAAGCTCTTCCTACCTCGAGAGATAGAGGCAATAGCTATGGAAGTGCAAGACGAACACAGCGACTACTCTGCGCTTGAAGGCAATATAAGAGATTACCTTGAGACGAGGGTGCCTACTAACTGGCTAGATATGACGGTGCAGGAGCGCAGGATGTTCCTCAACGGTAACGTAGCATATGAGGGCGACCTTGAGCCAATGGACAGAGTGTGTATAGCACAGATATGGGCTGAGTGTCTTAACGGCGATATCAAGTATCTAAAACCACAAAATAGGAACGAGATAGCAAGAGTATTAAGGAAGATACCAGGCTGGGAAAAGGTCAGAACTAACATAAGATGTGGCCCACACGGGAGACAAAAAGGCTATAAAAGGGTGTCAACCATTTAGTAAAAAGAGCGGTTGACAACAAAAACGGTTGACAAAGCGACGTCAACCGCAAAACAAGGGTTGACACGCAAGTTGACGCTTACAGTTGACACTAAAACCATTGAAAAACTAATAGTTATATCTATTTGTCAACTATGTCAACCAAAAACCTATAAGAGTTAAAAAATATAGAGTAAATACGGTCTATAAATCCTATAAATTCCATAAATCCTATATTTTAACCCTATATACGCGTAATAGAGTTGTCAGTTGACAAATTATAGGAGGCATAAAATGCTTGAAAAAGATATTGAGAAATTATTCACGGCAGAGATTAAGAAAGCGGGGGGCAAGGCATATAAGTTCACGAGCCCGGGAAACGACGGTGTGCCTGACAGGATCGTGATGCTACCAGGTGGTCAGATAGTGTTCGTTGAACTTAAGACGGACACAGGCAGGTTATCAAGACTACAAGAGCTGCAGTGCAGACGGATTGCTGAATTAGGGCAGACTGTTAGAGTACTACACGGGCTGTCAGAGGTTCGGGACTTTTTCCTAGAGTTCGGACTAGAAACAGCAGCATACAGACTTGAGCGAAGACTTGGGAGGAGGTGATGAGGTCATGGAGTATACGCCACACGAATATCAGAGACACTGCATTAATCGCATTATCGATACACCGAAGTTGGGTTTATTCCTTGACTGAATGTCATGGGACTCGGCAAAACTTCGATAGTGTTATCAGCAGTCAAGGAGCTTAAGTATAACCGATTCGCCGTATCCAAGGTGCTTGTTATCGCACCTAAGAAGGTCGCGGAGGGCACATGGTCAAAAGAAAAAGACAAGTGGGATCACACGAGATGCCTACGCATAAGCAGGGTGCTAGGTAGCGAAAAAAAGCGTATAAGGGCACTTTACGAGACCGCCGATATTTATATCATCAATCGCGAAAATGTGGTGTGGCTAGTCGATTTTTACAAGAATGATTGGCCGTTCGACATGGTAGTCATAGACGAATCGTCTAGCTTCAAAAGCCATAAGGCGAAGAGGTTTAAGGCACTGTCTGCAATGGCACCTAGAATAAAGCGAATTGTAGAGCTAACGGGAACACCATCACCTAACGGGCTTGCTGACCTATGGGCGCAGCTGTATCTCCTGGATGAGGGCGCAAGGCTGGGCACAAGGTATGCAGGGTTTCGCGAGAGATACTTCGATGCAGGACCTAGACACAATGGCATCGTGTACAAATACAGCGTTAAGCAAGGGTCAGAAGAGGCGATACTAAGTGCGATATCGGATATATGTGTATCCATGAAGGCTAGCGACTACTTAGAGCTTCCCGACTGCATTATGCACGAGGTACCTGTTGAGTTAGATCCTAAAGCTGCAAAAGCCTATAGAGAGCTAGAGCGAGAGATGGTGCTAGAGCTTCCGGACGACGAGGTAACTGTTACGAGTGCAGCTGCATTATCGAACAAGCTACTGCAACTAGGTAATGGCGCAATCTACGGAGAAGACCACAGTGTACACGAGGTGCACGGTTGCAAGATAGAGGCGTTTATGGAGCTTATCGAGAGCCTTAGCGCATCGGGCAAAAGCGCACTAGTCTTTTATAACTATCAGCACGACAGGGAGCGATTACAGAAGGCTCTAGCCAAGACGGGGCTTGTTGTAAGAGAGCTTAAGACCACACAGGACGAGGATGACTGGAACGCGGGCAAGATAGATATATTACTTACGCATCCGGCATCATCGGCTTACGGACTTAACTTACAGCAAGGAGGCAATCACGTTGTGTGGTTCGGACTCAACTGGAACTACGAGCTATACACGCAGGCTAACAAGAGACTGCATAGGCAAGGACAAACGGAGAAGGTTATCATACACCACCTAGTGTGTGTGGGGACGAGAGACGAGGATGTTATGGCAGCACTAGCGAGGAAGGACGATGTACAGCAGTTCGTCATGGACTCGTTAAAAGCACGAATTAAGAGGATTAAGGAGGAATCATGCTAATTAAACTAATAGCCTTAATGCTGCTAGGTGTAATTGCCCTAGTGCAGCACTACAGGGGCAACATAATAGCGGCTAACTGGCTGTACCTGGTGTTCGATGTGGGGGTGATATACCTGATCATCATTCCGCTGCTGGATTTATTCATAGGACACAGACATGGGATGTATATAGCAGCAACGATACTACTGGCGATAGTGATTATTGCGGATATGGAGGCGCAACGTGATTAACGAAGATTTGAAATACATAGCTGACCACTACGGGAAGGAACACCAGCTAGAGAAGTGCAAAGAAGAAATTAACGAGCTAATAGAGGCGATAGATTCTAAAGACGAGGAAGCGATCATCGAAGAGATTGCTGACGTTGAAATTATGATTGACCAGGTTAAGTACCTTTTGTGTGCAGAGAGACTCGTGGAACTTTACAAAGACTATAAGATTCAGAGGCAGCTTACGAGGATTGCGAAGGGGCAGGGCAATGAGCGTGATAACTAAAGAGGAACTACTGCGCATCCCTAGATTACGCAAGCACATCAAGCGCAAGATGCAGCGCATCGAGTTGTACGAGACGAGAGCAACTGGCGGAGCAATTGAGTACAAAGAGCGTGTACAATCAAGTGTGAACGACTCAGCTAGCGACTGTCTAAGTACGGCAGTTGACCTACAGGCAGAAGTCGAGAGAGACATAAATGAGCTGCATGTGTTAGTCGGTAAGGCTGCAAAACTAGCTGATTCGTTAAGCGACCCACTGGAGAGGGATATTGTATATGCGATATACGTGCGCGGCTTGCTTTGGAAAGAAGCAACGGATAGGATGAATTATTCGTATCAGAGGCTGTATCAAAAACATCAAGATATCCTCAAAAGATTAGAGGTCGTTTTACTTGATTAGAGGTACTATGTTGATTTATGATATACTCAAGCAAAAGCTGGAGAGGGGGAGAATAGACCCCACATCCGAGCTTCCCTTACAAAGACTTAAATCCTTAAGAGACGTGGCAGATAGTCACGTCTCTTTCGTTGTGATACAATCAGGGCATAGTCTTGTAGGGAGGATAGATAATGAAAATTCAGCACATTACTCTAAATGGAAACACTAATAAATTTAAAAATAAAGATATCACGGAGACACGATTTAATGGGTTTTCGCATTTTAATGAATTTGATATTAATATTTTAGATTTAACGGATAAATCCATTTGGACAAATAATGATAGGTATACAACGTATGTGAATTGCCAAAAGGATTTTGAGTCTATTAGTAAAATTATCAAAGAAATATATTATGAAAACACATCTAAGGCATTAGTAATATTGCCCCAGAATAGCAGCTTTAGATATGATCGAAAAAGTGCTAATGAATATTATAAACATATTGATTTAAAAGATATGGTTGAAGCTCTAAGTGGTGGTGTTTTAAATCCTTTGTTGGTCTACAGCATTGGGTTAAAATATGCCAAGTCAAAAACCATAATAGATGGTGAAGAATTCAATTCTGATTTCTTAATTATTGACACGGATAACCAGAGACAAAAATTATCAAATAAATCCGGAATAGTATCAACTAATGATAAAAATTGTTGCTACACAACTTTAGAAATTTTAAATAATGAACAACTGGAATTATTCTTAAAAAGAATTGGCTGGATCAAAGAGAACAAAGAAAACGTTCCTGATTGGATGGAGGACGTAACTATGTTTGATGATGTAATTCAAAGAGAAAAGATTAAAATAGCAGAGCAGGAAATCAAAGACCAAGAAGCAAAAATAACAGCTGCCAATGAAAAGCTTATCGAGAACGAAAGATATAAATCTATTTTGTATACACAGGGTGATGAATTAGCTGATGTTGTAAAGGATATGATAGAACAGCTATTTGATATAGACTTGTCTGGATTTACAGATGTGAAGAAAGAAGATTTTGCGTTCAAGTTAGATGATAAATTCGTAATTGGCGAAGTGAAAGGTGTAACAAGTCAAGTAACTACGCAACATTTATCTCAGCTGGATAATCATCTTACTAGTTTTTCAGAAAAGAACAGTGTAAGTGAGGATGATGTGATAAGGCTTTTAATTATTGACAGCCAAAGGAAAATACCTGTAGCTGAACGAGTTCCTGTAGATCAACAACAGATAGATAAAGCCGAGAATAAATATGGCTCGTTGATAATTGAGACAAAAGAATTCCTTAAAATGTTTGAAAAATTTAAGAATGGAGATTTAAACAGAGAGGCTTGTATTGATTTGATAAATCAAAAAGGAATATTGAAAATAGATTAGCACCAAAGAGTCCTTCGGGGCTCTTTTTTAGTACATACAAAACAAACAAAGGGAAGAGGTGAGGATGAATGCCAAAGGCGAGGAATCCTAAAGCAGATGAAGCCGAGGCTCTATATAATAAAGACTTTAAGCTTATAGAGATATCTAAACAGATGGAATTACCAGAAGGCACTGTAAGGCGGTGGAAGAGTGTTTATAACTGGGGTGCCGAACGTTCGAATAAAAAGAATGCGAACGTTCGTAAAAGCAAAGGCGCACCTCGAGGCAATCAAAACGCAAAAGGTGCGGGTGCTCCTAAAAAGAATACCAACGCCGAGAAGTACGGATTCTTTTCTAAGTATCTCCCGGAAGAAACACTTGATATCGTACAGGCTGTTGAAAAGGCTAATCCACTTGACCTTTTATGGCATCAAATACAGATTGCCTATGCAGCCATTATCAGAGCGCAGAGAATTGCGTATGTGAAGGATAAAGACGATAAGACGATCGAACGTGTAGAGGAACGAGACGGCAACGTAGTCGGTGCAAAATGGGAAGTACAGCAGGCGTGGGATAAGCAGAATAACTTCCTTAAGGCCCAGGCAAGGGCACAGGGCGAGTTACGAAGCTTAATCAAGCAGTACGATGAGATGCTACACCGTGATTGGGATATGGCAACAGAAGAGCAGAAATCACGCATAGAGCTCATTAAGGCACAGACTGCTAAAGCAAAGGGAGACGATGGCGCAGATACTTACCAAGACGATGGATTTATCGATGCTCTTAAGGGCGAGGTTACAGACGTATGGGAAGACTAGCGCAAGTATTTAGGTTTCAACCGTTTAGCAGGAAGCAGAAGCAGGTGCTTACATGGTGGCTTCCAGAGTCACCCGTACAAGAGAAGAACGGCATTATTGCGGACGGGGCTATCCGTTCGGGCAAGACCGTATCGATGGCGCTATCCTACGTTATGTGGTCGATGGCGACGTTTGACGGTGAGAACTTCGGTATGGCTGGTAAGACTATCGGGGCTTTTAGGCGAAATGTTTTAAAGCCTCTTAAGTTGATGCTCTTTGCTAGGGGCTATAGGTTTAAAGACCATAGAGCCGACAACCTACTTGAAGTAAGACGCAACGGTGTAACGAATTATTATTACATCTTCGGTGGCAAGGACGAACGTTCGCAAGACCTTGTACAGGGTATCACTCTGGCGGGGTTCTTCTTCGACGAAGTCGCACTTATGCCGGAGAGCTTCGTTAACCAGGCTACCGCTCGTTGCTCGGTTGAGGGGTCTAAGTGGTGGTTCAATTGCAATCCGGATAGACCGCGCCATTGGTTCAAGCTTAACTGGATTGACAAGGCGGAAGACAAAGACCTTATATACATACACTTCACGATGGACGACAATCTGTCGTTGTCGGAGGCAATAAAGGAACGATACAGACGCCAATTCGTTGGTGTCTTTTTTAAGCGCTTTATTAAGGGCTTATGGGTCGGAGCAGAAGGACTCGTACATCCACAGTTTGCAGATGACGCAGACAAGTACGCAATTAGCTACGATGAGCTTATGAAGAGCCAACACAAGCTAGTTCAGATTTTTATCGGCATAGACATCGGCGGAACGAAGTCGCATACACCGTTCGTCGCTACTGGGATAACGAAAGGTTTCAAAAAACAGATACGACTATATTACAAACGTATTGTTCATAGTAAAGGCACAGTTGATCCAGAGAAGATATATAACACTTTCGGAGAGTTTGTAAGCGAGGTCAGAAGTCTTTATCCAGGAGTGCCAATAACAGCTGCATTCGTTGACAACGCGGAGCAACTCATACTGAACGGACTTGCGCTATACAGTACGACTAACCGCATTGGCGTTAACGTGAAAGGATGCCGCAAGACGGAGTTTAGTGACAGGGTGCTTGCCTATAATGCTGTAATCAACACCGGGCGCCTACTCTGGGTAAAGGATTTCTGCGAACCGATCGCAAATTCAATCAGTGAAATGGTGTATGACAGTAAGAGTAAAGATGAGAAGTTACTTGATGACTTCTCAACGGACGTAGATACATACGATGCTGACTTCTATTCATGGAGTTACTTCATAAATTATTTTCATCCTATAGGAGGACGTAAGTGAGAACGCATATTATTGAATTCCTCAACAAAAGAGGATACAGAACTAACAGCAAGGCGCTAGAGCTGATAGACATCTGCGATAGTTGGTATAGAACGGAGCCGATAGAGGGATTCCACGACCGTTGTACTGTTAACGGCGAGAAGTACGAAGTGGCTCGAACTGGTTTTGCAAAAAGGGTATGTGAGGACGACGCGAATCTGTGCGAAGTTGTAGATTTAACCATCGAGGACAGAGCGAGTAGCGATTACATCAATGAGGTCTTTGCTAGAGAAAACTTTCAAAAGAACATCAGAAGACAGCTAGAGCTAATCGCAGCAGAAGGTACTGTTGCAGCATATGTTCGAGTTGTTGGTGCTGATGTACTAGACACGCAAGAGTTACAAGGCGGAGAAGTCGAGATTGTATATGTTCCTCCAAAGGGTATATTTCCGCTAAATGTCGAGAAGGGGATTATCACCGAATGCGCCTTTGCATCGGAGGACACGCTTAACGGCAAGACTCAGACGACTATCGTACTCTTCGAACTTGTTAATGACGAATATAGGGCAACGACTGTGGTGCTTGATCATAATGGTAAAGAGCTAGTCGATAAGCACATCGAAGTTTTGCTGGGTGAAATTAAGCCGTTTGCGGTGCTGACAACTGCGGCCGTTAACAATCTCACTGATATGCAAGGTTACGGACTGCCGAAATTGTACGGAGCTATATCGGAGCTGAAAGCCGTTGACCTGGTTTTCAATGTGCTTTTTGGCGACCTAGATAAATCTGACAAGATGATCCTGTACAATGAAGCTCTTTGCAAATTTGACGAAACGGGAAAGCCGATAACACCGAACAAGCAACACAAGAAGCTATTCGTGTCTATGGGGCAAGCTCTTCCGGAGGAAGGCTCGCTGATACAAGAAATTAATCCGGAGATTAGAGTGGACGAGATTACTCGCTCTTTCGAGCTTGTGTTATCTCTGCTATCTCTTAAGTTCGGATATGGATCACGTAAGTATAGTTTTGAAAATGGGCAGATAAAGACCGCGACGGAATACATCGGAACCAAACAAGACTCTATGCAAGAGTTGAACAAACAGAGACAGAATTTGACCGACTACATAGAGGGGATAATCAAGGCTCTGCTATGGTTCTCGAATGCGTTTAATAAGACTCAGTACACACTCGATTCCGAAGTAACAATCGGATATGATGACAGCTTTATCATTGACAGGCAGAGCGAACTTGAAGCGATGCGACAAGATGCGCAAACATTTGGACTTCCGAAACTGGTTATCAATTACCTTATGGAGAAGTACAACTTATCCGAAGAGGATGCGACAAAGTGGTACAACGAAGGCGGAGCAGAGGCGGACCCGATTGAACCTATAGGGGAGTAATTCGATATGCTATCGGATAGACAGAAAGAGCAACTATCTGCGGAAATGATACCGCTGTTCCAGGAACTAGAGCAGGACGTCATACAAGACATTGCTCGTAGAGTTCGCAAGGAGTCGCGTTGGACTGAAACTGCAGAACTACAGGCAAAGACTCTTGAGGCTATGGGATATAAGCCGATGGAGATTCGGAACAAGGTCATGCGAGAGCTCAAAGCAGACAAGGCGTATCAAGCTATGATTGCGAAGAACACACTCGATTACAAGAGGGCTGTCAGAGACCGCATAAAACAGCTTGTAGCGGACGCAAAAGAGCGTGGTGATGATATTGTAAGCCGAGCTGGCACGATGGCGTTTAACGACGATTTAGCCTTCTGGAAGTCGAAGGGAAGGCATCTCAGATACAGCTCTGAACTTGCGGAGATAAACACCACAGCATCACACCGACTTGCTCACGAACTGAAGAACCTTACACACTCTACAGGGTTTAAATTCGTTGGGGCGCCCGTAAGAATAGATAATGCGTTTAGCCACGCAATGGATAGCATGGTAATGAATGTAGCTACGGGGGCTTTCTCAAGTGGTCAAGCAGTCGAAAAAGTCGTGTCAGACCTCGAGAAGAGCGGAATTAGGCACGTTGACTTCGGATCCGGTATCTCGAGAGGTATTGATGTAGCTGCTGCACTTGCGGTTCGCACTACGCTAGGTCAAATGGCTGCGCAAATATCAATGGACAACGCCACACAGCTTGGAACAGACCTTGTAGAAGTATCCTCACATGCAGGAGCCCGTGAGGGTGATGGACACGCTGACCACGCATACTGGCAAGGAAGAGTGTACAGCATAAGCGGTAGGCAACATCCAGAAGAAGAGAAGAGGCTGGGATACAAAATATATAAGCTATCTGATGTTACGGGGTATCCGGACGATCCATTAGGCTTGTGTGGGTACAACTGCAGACATACTTTTTATCCGTTCTTGGAGGGCGTATCTGAGCCTAACCCGATTGAAAAAGACCCTGACCCCGTAACGGTTGACGGACGAACCTACACATATTACCAGGCAACGCAGGTACAGAGGAGACTCGAGAGAGAACTGCGAGAGTTAAAAAGACAGTATATAGGTGGAGACACTACGAGGCTAGCGGCCATTAAGGCAAAAGAACAGCGATACGCAAGGTTCTGCAGTAAGGCGGGGCTTAAGCAGAATCTTGAAAGGCTTTACGTTAAAGGGTATAAGCGAGATTTTGAGTATACAAAGTATAGTGGTAGCGAGCAGATAGGTAAAACTCTAAGTCCTTTTCAAAAAGCAGAAAAGAAAGTTTTAGAACACGGAAAGAAGTACGGAACTGAAGCTTTAATATGGCTGGATAAAAACGGAAACGAAGTTTTACCGTTTAAAACGGGTGATTCTAACAGCGTGGGTATTTCAATTGAGGATTTTTTATATTTGAATTCTCTTGAAAAAAACAGTATAGTATCACTACACAATCATCCAAGTGGCTCATCGTTTTCTATAAACGACATGAGTATAATGTGCAACATAAGAAGTGTTGAAACTATGTGGGTTATAGGGCACGACGGCACAAGGTACTCGCTATCTGTGGGGACAGGGTTAAGACCTAGCCTTGAAACTATTGAGCAAACTTACCGCGATATTCATGGTTATACGCTACCAAAATACAAAAAAATGTTTGCCGAAACCGGCGACCAAAAAGCAACGTGGAAGGAACATAGTAACGAGATTGTTAGGCGTGTTGCAGGAAGGTTTGGTTGGAATTATGAAAGAATTGAAAAATAAAAATGCCGTGCATCTCCCGGACGAATGGGCACACGACTACACTAAATCCGACAAGGAAAATGAAAAAACGCTAGATAGTTACAGCAAAGCTTCTAGGCGAGCCTGGGAAGATTTAAAACAAGATAAACACAAAAACTAAATACATTAATTAGCATCGCAATGAAGCGGTGCTTTTTTATTGCCCTTGGACTGCGGCGTTAAAGGTGAGGTCTGACACAAGTTGGTCTGAACATAAGGGCTTGTTTGGACGTTAAAAGAAAGGATAAATCACAATGGCATTAACAAGAGACTCAATCAAACAGCTAGGCATTACGGACGAAGACCAGATTACCAAGCTACTAAACGCACACCATGCGGAGGTTAATCCGCTAAGAGAAAAGGCGGAACAGTACGACAAGGTAAAGGCTGACTTCGACGAACAGGCGAAGAGTATCAAATCGCTGCAGGACGCTGCAGGTGACAAGGAAGCTTTACAAAAGAAAATTGACGAGCTTAAGACTGCTGCGGAGACAAAGGCGGCTGACCACAAGAAGGAGCTTGAAGAGATGCAAAGTAAGCTAGAGGGTGCAGAGTTTGACAAGCTCCTAGACGATGCAATCACCAAGGCCGGCGGTCGCAGAACTGCAAGTATCAGAGCTGAACTTAAACTTGATGAGTTAAAGGCGAGCAAGGACAGGACTAATGACATCGACGCAGCAATTAAGGCGCTGAAAGAATCGGAAGATACATCCTTCTTATTCGGATCAGACGCAAAGCCGTCTGGAGCAAGAATAGACTCGTCGGGCAGAACTGATACAGGCACAGATGGAAATGACGCAGCTATGGCAACCGCAAGGGCTGTTATGGGACTCAAACCAACAGGAAAGGAAAACTAAACAATGGCAAATCAGATTTCAAAATTTAAAATGTACGTTGACCTACTAGATGAAGTTTACAAGACAAGTTCGGTTACAGCCGTGCTCGACGGTGCTCCAGAACTTGCACAGCAGGGTGCAAATGCAGACGAGCTTGTTATTCCAAAGATTGACATGGATGGACTCGCAGATTACGACCGTTCTGCAGGATACACTATGGGAAGTGTAGAGCTCACCAACGAGACAGTTAAGTGCAACTTCGATAGAGGTCGTAAGTTCCTCGTAGATGCAGAAGACGACGCATCAACAGCAGGAGTTGCATTCGGAAGACTATCGTCTGAGTTTGAGAGAACTAAGGTAATCCCAGAGCTAGACGCATTCAGATTCGCAAACTACTGCAAGAAGGCAGGTGCTAATATAGCAACTAGCGCTATTACAGACGGCGCTTCCGCTATCAAGGCGATTGCTAAGGCATACGACACCATGACCGATAACGAAGTTCCAGAGGACGGAAGAATTCTATTCGTATCACCAACAGTGTACGGCATGATTCGAGACTTAGAAACAACTAAGTCAAAAGAAATCCTACAGCAGTTCGCTGCCGTTCAGAAGGTTCCAGCAAGCAGATTCTTCACTGCTATCGAGGTAAACGACGGAAAGACAAGCGGACAGGAGAAGGGCGGATACAAGAAGGCTGCTACAGGTAAGTCGCTCGACTTCCTAATTGTTGAGCCTTCCGCAGTTATCCAGTATCAGAAGAGAAACGTTAACAAGGCAATCGCTCCAGAGGATAACAAGGACGCAGATGGTTGGCAGTTCAACTTCCGCGAAGTTGGTATCGCAGACGTGTACGTTAACAAGGCTAATGGCATCGCAGGAGCTTGCAAGTAGCATAGGAGGTAACAATGAGCAGAGTTATAGGACTTGAGTTCGATGAGGCAACTAACGAGGTTGTCGCAGAAGAAGAGCCAATCGAAGAGGTCGTAGAAGAAGAGCCAATCGAAGAGGTCGTAGAAGAAGAGCCAATCGAAGAGGTCGTAGAAGAAGAGCCTAAGAAGGGCGGAAAGAAGTAGTTAACATGCTATCGATGATGACAGAGGAATACCAGACTTATTATAATGACGAAGATGTGGAAGTTAACAGACTCTATAACAGGGCGAAAGTGATACTGCTCGGTATTACTAGTGGCCGTATTGAAGAGGTTGATGAGGATCATCCGGAAGATTATCGTTATGATAGAGTCAAGGGGGTAATCGCTCTAGTTATACATGAACTACATTCGAGGGCAAGTGTACCTGGAGTATCTATCGTATCTAACGATGGGTACTCCGAGCACTATGTCAGCGAGACTGAGTGGCAGAGCGGACTAGAACGAGCGGTAAGACAAGCTCTATCTGGTACAGGATTGACGGGGTGCATGTAATGAATTTTACAGACACAATAACGATGTATAGTTCGTATCCTACGAGCAATGACGACCATTACTGGGAGCGCTTTGTTATAAAAGGTTGCCAGTGGAGAGAGAAGATAGTTCGCACTACCGATAGTAGCGGTAAGGTATTTAAGACTAAAGAAATTTCAGTTACTATCCCCATAAAGGGTGACATAAAGAACAGGTTGTTTTTTGACACTAAAGGCAAAGACATCATTGTTCTCGGGGAGTGCCCTATGATTAATGTGTCAAATCGAGAGTTTGAAAGCATCAAGAAGAACTACACTTTTTTCACGATTCGCACGTTTACCGACAACTCGCGCCGAGATAGGCTCAAGCATTGGAGGTTTACATCGTAATGGGGTTCAAAATCAAAGACGCAAGAGTCGAGATGCGACCTATAGCAGAGATACTCCGCAAAAGAGGGCTTGAGCCAAGTGGGAGGGTTCAGAGAGCTGTTGACCAGGAGGTCTTAAGGCTCTGCGAACCGTACGTACCGCATGACTCTGGCGCACTTGTGCGTTCTGGAACGATTCACACAAAAATTGGTTCCGGCAGAGTCGTGTATAGGACTCCGTATGCTCGGCGTTGGTATTATCGACCGGCTCATTTTAAAGGAGCGCCAAAAAGGGGTAACTACTGGTTCGAGCGAATGAAGAGGGAAGGCGGACGAAACAAATTACTAAAAGTAGCAGCGCAAGTCGCTGGTGCGAAGGAGAAGTAACAAATGGTGACTAAAAGCGAGAAAATTAAGATATGGTTAAGTGGGTGTAGCTTCTTCCACGTACAGGACATAGATACTGACCGACTTGAAGAGGGAGCTGACCGCGTTGGAGTTTACAAGCAAGCGCAGAGAGATGTCACCGAATTTGTGGACGGCTCCAAGGTGGTTAATGAGTACTACTATTTTTTGCTCCGCCAAGACGCACAGCTTGAACACGATAGGAAGTGGTCTAACAACCTTATGGCAGTCTTAGAGGATTGGATAGAGGAGCAAGACCGCATAGGCAACCTACCTGATGTAGAAGGTATCGAGGGCGTTTTTATAGCAAACGGCTATTATTTGATTGATATCGAAAACGATGATTCAGTTTATCAAATATCAATCGGGATCACTTATCACAAGAAAGGAAAGAATTAATGAAAGGTGAAGGCAAGGTTAAAAAGTACGAAGTCGCACTGTTTTTAAAAGGTAAAGGTGCGACGGACTACACAAGAATTAAGAAGGCAACTGAGCTCAAGTTAGAGTTCGGTGCTAGTACACAGGAGTACGACTACATTGCTGACGAGAATCCAACAATCGAGCTTGACAAGTACAAGCCAGAGATTAGCGGACTTCCTCTCACAATGTACAGAGAGGAACCCGATTTTGCTCTTATTTGGGACTTGGCATACAACCTCAAGACTGGAGGCGAGGCAGTTGTAGACCTTCTGCTTGTGTACAAGTTCGACGAGGATGCTGCAAAGACAGGTACATGGAAGGCTTGGAACGTACCAGCAACTGTAGTTGTAAAGACTCTAGATGCAGTAGATGGCAAGGTTGAGTTTGACCTACAGCTCAGAGGTACAGTTATTAAGGGTACAGTTACAGAAGAGGGCGGAAAGCCTAAGTTCAAAGCAGCTGGCGCATAAGTTATCACTAAATTAATACACTTTTTAGGAGGGATGTAACAGTCCCTCTTTTTTATTTACGCAAAGGAGATATAACAATGGAAATTATTCTAAATGATAGGGAGTTCGAATTACCGAAGAGGACTCCGAAGATTGCAAAGCTGTTCGATGACTTCAACGCAACATTTGGAGAAGGTGATGTAAAAGTTCACAACAGCGCAATGAAGGTTCTAGAAGCAACAATCGGACGAGAAGGCATCAAGGATGTGTTCGGCACAGCAGATTCGGAACAGATTTCCGTTGTAGAGTCTGCTATTGCCGTAAAGGAGATTGACGACGTATACATGGCTCCGTTAACGGAGTACATGATGAGAAAAGAGGCTGCGGAAATGGATAGACCAGCATTTACAGCTGCAAACGAGCTCTTGCGCAATGTTGCAAACCTATCTGAGTTAAAATAATGCAGTTACCTTTTAGAAGGCTACCTAAATCGCTGATAATTGACGGTGTTGAGTACCCTATACGCACAGATTTCCGATTTTGGCTCGCATTACCCGAGCTAGAGGACTTATCTGTGCTTTTTTTAGGCAAAAATCCGTCATTTATGCGGTATTTCTCTCAAAGTGCAATAGAGAAGATTGTTGAATTTTATCACTGTGGCAAAGAAGTTGAGCAAAGCGAGAACAGTGTCAATGTTTTAGACTTTAAAATCGACGAAAATCTGATTTATGCAGCGTTTAAACAGGCATACAACATAGATTTATACGATTTAGAGTCAGATGAGCTCCATTGGTACAAGTTCAAGGCTCTTTTGGACGGATTGCCACCAAATACGGCTCTATCCAAAGTTATTGAGATAAGAGCATACGACGGAGATGATCCTGACTATAAAAAGCTACGAGATAAATTCGCACTCCCAGGAAAGCTAACCGAGGGGCAAGAGGTAGCGGGAAAGAAATTTGATGAGGTATTCAAATAATGGCAGACGGTACACTTATATTTGACACCAAAGTAGAAAGCGAAGGTGTCAGCACTGGCATGTCTACCGTTAAGAAACTGTTTACCGCAGGCATGGGGTTTGTGGTAGCAAAGCACGCCGTCGGACTAGCGAAGATGGGGATTGCATATAATTCACAAATGCAAGACTTTCAGAGCAAGTTCAAGGTGTTACTAGGCAGTGCCAGTAAAGCGAATAAACACGTGGCAGAACTGCGTAAGCTTGCTATGAAAACGCCCTTTAGGACAACTGATTTAGCAGCTGCATCGCAACAGCTACTAGCGTTCGGTGTTAACTCTAAGAGTGTTAGTGGTCACTTAAGACGACTAGGCGACATTTCTCTTGGAAATAAAGAGAAGTTCCAGCAACTCGGACTTGTATTCGGACAAGTTTCGTCACAAGGAAAGCTGATGGGGCAGGACCTATTACAGTTCATCAATGCGGGATTTAACCCATTAAAGGAACTATCCAAAATGGGTCGAGGCACATATCAAGAGTTAAAAGACCAAATGGCACAAGGAAAAATCAGTTTCCAGGATGTGCAAGCAGCAATTGAGCACGCAACATCTAAAGGCGGACAGTTCTTTAATGGGATGAAAGAGGGGAGTAAGACCTTTGCGGCACAAGTTGACGCATTAAAAGGCAACCTCGAAATTTTAGCGGGTAATGCGGTTAAACCACTATATAATCTGCTAACGCGTATCGTACCTCACCTAGGTGCGGTCGCATCTAAACTAAATAAATACCCGAAACTAATTGGAGCAGTAACGACAGCAGTAACAACACTTACTGCTGCGATGGTAACATTTTACGCGGTACAGAAGTGGGCTGTATTCAACGAAGCTATAAAGAGCTCAATGGGTAGTGCAATGAAATTTTTCAGCGCGTTCCACAATTCTATGTGGCTAAACCTAGGTGTTGGCGTAGATAAGATCATACCAGGGCTAGGAACTAAACTACTCAACATCCCTATAGGGATGCAGTCGGCAGTCGGAAAGCTATCAAGTGTGCTTGGTTCAGCAGGTAAGTCAATTGCTGCGTTCATGGCTACACCAGCAGGGATAGTAGTCGCTGTTGGTGCGGCTATAACGGCGCTCGGTGTGTGGGTAAACAAGATAGGTGGAGTTGATAAGGCTGTTGCTCTGATTCATTCGAAAATAGCTGCATTTAAGGCGAAAATACCAGAATTGATAAAAGGTATAGGCGCGGGTTTTAAAGTCGCTGTAGAAGGAATTAAGACGGTTTTATTCGATGTCTTGCCAACTGTAGCTAAGGCTATATGGAAAGCGTTGCCATCTGCTCTATCGACACTCGGTCAACTTGCGAACAATCTCGGAACGTATCTATTCCAGAAAGTCGGCCAACTTGCGCAAGATATCGCAACAGGATTACCAAAGGCACTACAAGCGGTTATAACCGCTATCCCTAAAGTGCTCATCGAGTTATTTACCCGGTCGGGTGAAGGCGCAAAGCAAGGAGGAGAGCAGGCAGGCGCAAAGGGTGGCGAAGGCATTGCCTTGGGTTTCCTTAAGACTTTTATCGTCGGTATGGGAAAGCTAGCTCTCGCTATTGTTACAGCACTTCCGCAGATTGCAATTGCTGTTGTAAGCGGAATCGTAAAGTGCATACCGATAATTCTCTCGGCTGTTGGCAACCTTGCGATTTCGGTTCTAAACGCAATAGGCAGAGGGCTAGGCAGTCTAGTTACGATCGCAGTTAATTGGATTTGGGGGTTTATCGAAGGTTTCCTAATAGGCGCTGCGAACGTTATCAATGCGGTGTGGAACTTTGCGACATCACTCCCTAGCAAGATTATTAGTGGAATAGGGTCGCTAGTATCTACTGCTATCAATTGGCTAGTAGGCTTTGCAAGCGGTATACGTAGCGGATTTGCAAGGGCTGGTTCAGCAGTTATTAGTGGCGCAAGGTCACTTCCTGGCAGAGTTCGTGGCGCGCTGGGCAGTCTCTATAGCATTGGAGTTCACTTCCTGCAGGGGCTTATTAATGGTATAAAGGCCGGATTTGGCAAGGTGTTTGGCTTAATTAGTTCGCTTGGTTCAAAATGTAAAGCAAAGTTAAAGAGTGTTTTCGATATTAACTCGCCATCAAGGTTCACAACTTGGATAGGTAAGATGCTTATCGACGGTATGGATGTTGGAATCGTGAAGAACACTGGCAGACTGCTGAACTCTATAGGCGAGCAAATGGGGCTAGTGCAGGATGCCTTCTTGATAGACGCCCCAGAGATTAACCCTATAGCCTCAGCTATTAGTGGTGAACGTTCAAGAATCTTCGGTGCGACAGGTTCAAGCCAAAACGTTGAAGTAAATCAGACTATCAACTTCAATCAGCCGTGGAAGTCACCGGCGGACGTATCTAGAGCAGTATCGTGGGAGACTGCGAAGTTAGGACTAGCAGGAGCACAATAATGATACACAATTTAGTTTTAAAGGCCGTTCGTAGTGACGGCCTAATATTTCACTACGAGTCAGACGACTGGCGAACTACTTCTGTTACGGGGGTAGATGCAGCGGATATAGAAGTTTCAAAAGAGGCAAGAGGGGTTGGAGATGGTGCAATTATCACCGGAAAGCGCAGACTCCCAAGGGAAATAACTATTACCGCACAAGCACAGAATCACGAGGCGAGGGCGAAAGCTCAAGGGTTCCACAACAACCGTTATAGAGTTGACTTATACATCACCTATAACGGAGTAACTCGAATTGCGAAGGATTGCGAACTTACAGGAAAGTCAATTCCGACAAAGAACGTCTATAAACGTCCGGACATGACAATAAAATTCTTGTCACCGCACGCCGACTTGTTCGCTGTAGAGGGAGATCAGACGAGTTTTAGTAAGAGTCAACCTCTATGGGCGTGGCCTCATGCGTTTAGAAGTGGTGCGAAGCGGAATTTTTCAAGAGAAGAGGTCGCAACCGAAAAGGTTGTCGAATACCTCGGCTCTTCCCCAGCACAGCCTATTATCGAGATTGAGTCGCAGGGCTACGCGAAGAATATCACCGTTAAGGTTAACAACAATGTTGCTGTTCTGAATGTAGAACTCAAGAAAGGCGACACAATCACAATTGATACTTCTCGCTCCTATGCTGTACACAACAACAAAATACTCGCATTAGGTATGGGCGACGACCCATACGACTTTAGACAGTTTGTACTCGATTATGGTGACAATGTTGTCAAAGTCGATGCAGAGGCAGGGGCGTCCGCACTGAGGACAAGCATAGAGTATATAGGGAGGTATGATGGCGTATGATACAGTTCTTTGATAAGTTCATGAATCGCCTAGAGGATCTCGACTTCATAGAAGTGTCATGGAATAGAAAATGGACCGAACCGGGTGACTTCTCTATACATCTCGCTGCGAAAGATTGGAACAAACATGCGAAGTTCGTACGCAACACAGGACGTCCGGAGACGGGCATAATCCAGAAGACCGTATACGAAGTAACCGCTCAAGGGGCAATGGTGACTGTATCAGGCTTCTTCGCTGAAAAGGTGCTATCTAAAGTCGTGTTGCACTCCGACGAGAATGTTAACGAAAGAGGGGCAACTGTTGTGTTCGGACTTTTCGCAAACATCAATTCTAGCGCACTCGGTCAATACTCCTCACATATAACTGACCACAGCATACCGCCTTCGGTACCTGGTCAAGTGTGGGGCGACTACGATGCCGAGTGGATGCCGGAGCTAGTCTATTCCTTTAAAGCCGGAACCGACGCAGCGACATCGCTATATGATGCTTGTTTGCTGTATGGGTTAAGCATATCGGTCGAGGTTGCCGAGACTTATAAAGAGTCTGTTGATTGGATAGAGGAGTGGCAACGCAAAATAAAAGAGCCACACTTCTTATACAAGGTATACCCTCTTCACGGTCGAGATTTAAGGGATAAAGTAATCTTCGGAGTTGGCTGGGCGAACGTTTCGAAAATCGAATATATCTACGACGACAGCGGAGTAGTATCGATTGTAGAGGCAAGGCAGACAATGGAGGAGACAGGCTTTTCAAAAGAGGAGCTAGTTACAGACGAGCAAGGCAACACTAAGAGCTTAATTAGAGAGTTTTATATTGATGAAGGCAATCGTCCTCGAGACCTTGACCTATATCCGAAAAAGGTGATTCAAGGGAACGTATCCGGCATCGAGCTTAAGGTGTCCAACGAATCAACTATTAGGGAGCAACTACGGAACCAAGCGAAACTCGAGATGCTGAATAACTGGAAACAAGAGACGATTAACGTAGATGCGTTACAGAACACATTCTACTACCTACAGGACTACAATCTAGGCGACATATGTACGATAGTCCTTGATGATATAGAGCAGATGTTCACGGCTCGGATAATGGAAGTAAAGGAGGTGCACCGCAAGAACTCTGTAGAGGTACAGCTTGTTATGGGAACACCTCGCAAACAGAACTATGTCGCTTTAAGTATTTAAGGAGGTAACTAAATGATTGCATTACCACTACAGTCGCATTTCGACTCAGACCCTAACGGTGATAGAGCTGTGTCGGATAGTGATATAAGGGAAGTTTTTAAAGCAGTTTGGTCTAACGGTGTAACGACCGTAAAGGCGGATGGCTCCGACATGCAAGTGCAGGCGGTTGGGGGCATGAAAGTTAAGGTTATGCCGGGCGGATGCGTTATCGAAGGAGCTCTTGGGCGAAATACGAGAGAAGAGACGATTAACATCGCGCAAGCTCATCCGTCGCTGAAGCGAATCGACAGAATTGTTGTAAGGCTCGACCTATCCGACAGTGTTCGAAACATGCTCATATACAAGAAGGAAGGCACGCCGTCAACAACACCTATAGCGCCTAATCTAGTTCAGCAACCTAATTATTACGAGCTCGCTCTAGCTGATATCTATGTTGGTGCAGGGGCAACTGACATTACGAGCGCCACAATTCTTGATCAGAGACCAGATAGAGAGCTATGCGGGTTCGTTCTTCCGGCATTTCCGACGAACTTCGGGCTAGAGGCAATTACGGACCGCTGGCAGTCAATCCTTGCGGGGGCAATTGACGGAACTGCAGCAGGGAAGCTACAGAATAATATCAATGATTTAAAAACTGAACTCCAGAAGTTGAATGCCTCTACAAGTGATGTACGCATTGATAACAGTAACGCAGAGAATGAGCTTGCTGCATTCTTCGGCGCGTCGATACGAGTATAGGGAGGTGCACTATGATAAGTGTTTTAAAAACGTTATTAGAAATCAAGAAAATGCTAGCAACCGTGGAAACAAAGAAGCTGCTTTGGTCTAACGCGAGACCAAATTCAGAATTTTCGTCGCAGTCGCTGTCAATAGATGGAAATTACGATGAGTACATCATTGAGTGGAACGACTACGTGGGCGAAAATGCTCGCTCTAGCTTAAGTTTGAAAAAAGGCGAATCCGTAAAATATTGCGCATATTCGATTGGTGGTGGTGGAACAAATTTCTGGGTAAACGCGAGGACGGTTGCAAGTTCCGGGAGTGGTAGCTCTCATAGAATAACTTTTGGAGCTGGCACATATAAATCTCAAGGTAACACATCTGTAGCAACAAGTAATGCTTCTGTGATACCGGCCAGAATTTATGGTGTTAAGAAGCTTGGCAATTAGTAGCGGAGGGAAAATAGATGATTGATTGGACAAGCATTATAGTGGCGATTGTGACGGCTACAGGCGCAGGCGCGGGATCACTATACGGAATCCGTAAGACTAGTTGCTTAACGGATTTCAAGATTGACAGATTGACCGAGGAAGTTAGAAGGCATAACGATTTCGCTAGTCGCATCCCTGTTATTGAAGAGAGGCTTAAGGGGGTAAATCACCGCCTTGAAGACCTCGAAAACAAGTTAAAAGGTAATTAGCCGAGTTACACTCGGTATTTTTATTGCTAAAAGGAGGCAGAAATGATGATTAATTGGAAGGTTAGATTTAGAAATGCAACATGGCTGACAACCTTTATAGTAGGACTGATAGCCGTAGTATATCAGATGATAAAGGTATATTACGCGTTCAAGAAAGGCGTACCACAACAGGAACTACTTGCTGAGACAATGAAGATGTTAATTGCATATCTAGTGCAGATAGGTGTAGTTATCGACCCCACAACCAAAGGAACAAGTGACTCTAAAATGGCTATGACTTACAAAAAGCCTAGAGATGAGATTGGCGGAGAGCACACACCAGGATTTACAGCAATATCACAAGAGGAACATGATCCATCAGATGCACCAACAGATAAGGAGGTGTAAGATGAATGGGAACAAAGTTATAGAGTATGCTAGAAAGTTTTTAGGGCAAGGTTCAGCAACATTTGCTGACTGGTACTACGGCTCAGCCTCATATAGAGGTTGGGCGTGGTGTGCAGTCTTTGTATCGTATGTACTCAATCACCTAGGTATTAAGTGGGAGAAAAACAATAATGTTGCTAATGCGCAGATTTGGTGTAGCAAGAATCTAAAATGGGTAAACCTGTCAGAGGCTCAGGCTGGTGATATTGTTATATTCTGCTGGTCGGGTAAAGGAAACAACTCCGGGAGCGGTTCGCGAGATCACATAGGATTCGTGATAAGTAGAAACGCAAATGGCACACTTACTACACTCGAGGGAAACACAAGCGGTTCAAGGGTGGCTATAAGAATCAGATATCCAAAGAACATCAGGAATATTTATAGACCAGATTATTCAACCACTCCAACTGTAGGATGGGTACAAGATTCCAAGGGTTGGTGGTACAGGACTAAAGAAGGTAGTTACTATAAATCAACCTGGGCGCAGCTAGATGGTGCATGGTACTATTTCAATAGCTCTGGCTATGCTGTTACTGGCTGGCAGCAAATTAAAGACAAATGGTACTACTTTGATAGTAACTGCAAGATGCATACAGGGTGGCTGTCAATTGGTGGTAAGTGGTATTATTTAGAACCTAACGACGGAAGTGCCTATATAAGTGGTATGCATGCAATCTCTGGTAAAAATTACTACTTTAATTCCGATGGAGTTATGCAAGTCGGATGGGTGAAATCTGATAATGAATGGCAGTTCTACAATGATAATGGCAGTAGAGTTGAAAAAGGATTAGTTATGGGCGATAATGCTATCTTTGCTGTCAAGGATGGAAAACTTATCACTAATGGAACGGTAGACATCAAAGCAGACAAAGACGGAGCTATTTCCGTTATGTAATTGAGAGGGGGAGCTACCCCCTCTTTTTTTTATTGTCTCTGTACACGAACTGTACACGATTTATATAAAATTCAACTTTTTGTAAATAGCATTAAATAGCTATAAGCGTTGATAAATACACATTTTAAATCAATCAAAATCACTTAAAATCAATATAAAAAACTCCCACCGCCTCCACCATAAATCGGCTCTGGCCATGATTGGCCAGGGCCCTTTGTTTGTAAAGATTTCTAGGTTGATAATGTATGGATTTTGTGTCCGGAACTTAAGTTAGAGGAATAACTTTAATAATATGATTTACCAATGAAAAACTGAATAAATGAACAGATAGAATGATGAAAGTATTGAATAAACGCACAAATGCTGACAAATAAATATTGAATAAACGGACACTGTGTGCTATAACATGTGTATACGAAGGAGGTAGTCTTATGTATTTTAAAAGGAAGGCATATGACAATCTAATAGAATGGAAAGAAAATTATGCAAACGAATATGCTGCTTTGCTAGAAGGAGCCAGGCGAGTTGGAAAGTCTACAATAGCTGAAACTTTTGCAAAAAATGAGTATAAATCATATATAATGTTGGATTTTTCTGAAGTTGCGGACAACATTAGAAACATTTTTGACGACATCGGGAATTTAGATTTGTTCTTTTTAAGATTACAAGCTGAAACAGGGATAACGTTATATGAAAATGAATCAATCATTATTTTTGATGAAGTTCAATTGTTTCCAAAAGCAAGACAAGCTATAAAACATCTTGTAAAAGATCATAGATATCATTATATCGAGACAGGGTCATTGATATCAATAAAGAAAAATGTTAAAGATATTCTTGTTCCTTCTGAGGAAAAAAAGATACATATATACCCAATGGATTATGAAGAATTCTGTCTTGCAATAAATAGTAATTATGAAATACTAAAACAAATTGCTGCATCAGGTAAAGGTCTGGGAGAGAGTACAAATAGGAAACTCATGAGGGATCTACGTATCTATATGGCAGTTGGTGGAATGCCTCAGGCGGTTGAAGCCTATATTAGAGGTGATAATTTCAAAAAAATAGATTTTATTAAGAGGCAAATTATTAGCTTATACGAAGATGATTTCAAGAAAATTGATTCTTCTGGTCGTTTGGCTGCCCTGTATCACTCTATTCCTGCACAACTTTCAAAAGATACGAAAAAGTATAGAATAACTACGGCTTTAGGTAAGAGGAATAATACAAAAGCAGAAGAATTCTTGTATGACTTGATTGATTCACGAACTGTTATACCTTGCTATAATTCTACAGATCCAGGTAGCAGTTTATCTGATACAAAGGATTTTGGCAGTTATAAACTCTATTTATCTGATATAGGATTGTTTGTTACACTCATGTTTATAGACAGACCCGAGGTAGAAAACGATGTGTATGCAAAATTGTTATCAGATAAGTTGCCTTCGAATTTAGGTTATCTTTATGAAAATCTTGTGGCACAAATGATAGCCGTAACAGATAGAGAGTTGTATTATCATACATGGGAAAAGAAAGAAAGTACCCATTATTACGAGGTGGATTTTTTAGTTTCAGAAGGTAGTAAAATAAATGCATTTGAAGTGAAATCCTCTGGAATTGGAAAGCATGAATCAATAAATGAATTTGCTGTCAAATATTCAAAACGAGTAAACAAAACATATCTTGTATCACAGAAGGATATAAATAAAGATGGCACTTTGCTGATGCGGCCGTTTTATTTATTCCCATTCTTAATATAG